GCCAAAAACCTTGGCGAGTTGTGATTTTCGGGCTATTTCTTGATACCAGAAATAGGGGGGAAAATAAGGGTAATTTTTGGGGTAATTCTTCTTCTCTCTCAATATATAGCTAAGAAAAAAATTTGCCCTGAACTTTTCAAATCCCAGGCGACGCATCATACTTGGGGTCATTATGATCTATATAGTGTTTCGGTAAGGTTTTGGTAAGGCTTCTATATAATCACAAACCCTAACCAAATTGAGACCATTCGCGGCCATACTTGGAGCGAAGCGACTTAAATCATTCGTGGAGGGTGTCTCGCTTCGGTCACAATTCGGTCTAAAACATCCTTTCGTTTGTCATATAGTCTATCACTCCTCATACTTCTATTGAAATAGTACAGGCCTGGTGTACATACATTTAGTGTTGCGTCCATCTTCATGTACCAGTATAATTCTTCAAGTGTAGCTTCACATTTATTTTTACATGAAATGATTGACAATGGTTTCATGTACCAATTAGACCACCCTCCATGATTACGAATAAAACTATACAATTTTCTATTAGATGTGATTACACACTTTTCATGATCTTCGCACCTTTGTTTGAAGTTCGTTGTGTGACCGACATATGTATTTGGTATGTTTGTATCTTTACACCCTATCAAATATATTGTAGTGTTTTTATACATACAAATATATACTTTACAATCTTTAATCAAACTTTGAAGAAACTTTACAAACTTCTTGAAACTTTGAGGACTTTATAGAACTTCCCGAACAACCCCACATACTGTGATCTTCGGTATCACCCCTATGGGCAAACAGTGTGTATGGGCAAACAGTGTGGGCATCGCGGCCGTACTTGGAGCGAAGCGACTTACATCATTGATGGACCTAACAAGGGGGCGGTGGTCGCAGTAGCTGCGCCTGGTTGCATGAAAGCCAATACAATAGCTAACACAACAGCAAAGATAATCAAGAAGACATCAAATGCTGGCTTACTCTTACGACCCCAACCAACTGTAAAGAAAACTCCGAGGAACACACCCAAGGCTCGCAACAACATCTCAAGATAAATGTTCATTTTACTTTCTACAAAGATTTAAATTTATTCAGATTCTATAAAAAAGTTTAAGATAAGTTTATTCTTGTTTGGGATTTTAAAAAAAAGTAATTTTTGTGTTCTTTTTTATGACAATGATAGAAAAACACCCATATTATAGAAATTGTCCGTGTGTTATGATACTTTGGAGGTCATGAAAATTTGAAAGTTTTTGAAAGTTGAAAAAGTTTGAAAACAAAAAAAAGTTTATTCAGATTCTATAAAAAAGTTTAAGATAAGTTTATTCTTGTTTGGGATTTTAAAAAAAAGTAATTTTTGTGTTCTTTTTTATGACAATGATAGAAAAACACCCATATTGTAGAAATTGTCCGTGTGTTATGATACTTTGGGGGGACCAAATTTTACAAAGTTTTTGAAAGTTTGTAAAATGTGTGAAAACTATATTACCGATGACATATCACAAAAGACTACCAGTCAACTTGAAGTACAAGGCACCGAGGGCAAACACAAGTAACAATATTATGAAAATCATACCAAATTGGGAACCTTGGGGGGGTTTGGGGGCATCATCGACGCGAGAGGGGGACATTTAATAGTATCAAAGATTTTTTCGTATCACATGATGGAACAAAACTATACCATTACCAATCTGAGCCAACGTGCGGATCACACGCTCACGGTCACACATCATACTATATCCTCAGACAATATCTCACGCAAACGATCAACAATGTCACAAGGACCCTCAAATGTATGAGAAGGCAAACTAGGATCAATCACATCACCGTGACTGTTACACAAAGAACAATGAGGATCAAAAGTATCTATAGGGTGACTGTGTTCAGGCTGGATCTTCTTCGGCTTAACATCCCTCTTCACACGAGAAACCTTGGGGGGACGGGGTTCACGAGAGTGCATACGACAGTAAGGGGTATCAAATACAGCACCATTACGACAAGGGGTACCCTTACCTGTAACACCTTGGCAGGGGGACTTTTTACCGGTTTGACTCTGAAGTTGTTGGAGTTGGAGGCGGAGATCGGCAACTTCAGCAATTAGGGCGTCCATTTGGGGTTGGGTCGGGTTTTCGGAGGGAGAGGGGGGGACTTAGGCTATGTTTGTACCCATCCCAATGACCCATTTGGATCTATAGTGTTTATGAAAGCAGCACCTTTCAAGTTTGGAAGTCGTTTCACTGTACGCTTCTTGGAATCCTGAATATAAACCTCCATACCATTTATTCTTCCACGACAGCAATCTACACGATTCCGAATTTCTATTTTTGTGATTGGGTATGTTTTGCCCAAATTAATTCTTACCCAATCCTTTTCATCTTCATATCCACGACCAGAGTGAAATCCTTTATTCGTTCCATCAACGAGATGTTTTTCTTTCCAATTTCCATCCCATATTGAAATTGCTGTAACATTTTTACCTGGTATTTTTATTTTTTTGTTACCTGTCGTATAAACAATAACTTCTGATAAATTGATATAATCATTCTTTCTAGGTTGTACCATATATATGTATTGTCCCCGAATATCACTCAATTTAACAATTTTCTTCTGAGCAGCATCAAGCTTCTTCTTATACGCGAGTGCCTTCTTAGCTTCAGCCTTGGCTTTGGCTTTAGCTTTATTGGCCGCGGTGTTGGCTGCCTTAACCTTCTTGTCGGCAGCGGCAGCTAACTTCTTCTTTTCCGCAGCTAACTTTTTATCTACAGCTTTACCACTTTTAATTGCCTTTGCCATCGCGGCGTCGGCTTGTTTTTTCTTTTTATCCGCATCGCGTTTAGCCGCTGCCGCTTTGTTTTTTAATGCATTAGCGGCTTTAACAGAAGCTGTAGCGGTTTTAAGTTTCTTTTGAACTGCAGCTTCCGCCGCCTTTATTTTAGCTTCGCGGGAAGTTAAGGCTTCTTGAGCTGTCTTACGCGCAGATTCCTCCTTAATCTTTCGAGCTTCAATTTCAGCGTCTTGCTTGATCTTCTCACCTTCGAGTGATGTCTTTGCTTCTTTTAATCTTTCATCAGCTTTTGTCTGAACTTCAGCAAGTCTTTTCTGAGCGTCGGACTCCGCTGAACTGAGTGAAAATTGAAAATAGGCAACAAGCATACTTATAACACACATGAAGAATACAACTATATACAAAGTAGCACTCATAGTTATCTAATACTAATAAAATAATTTTGTGAACCGTTTACATTTCATCCTCAGTGTCATATTCTGTGGATGGACCAACCATGTCACTGTCCTCTCCCTCTTCTTGCAAAAATTTCTCAAGTTCTTTTTCAGACATTTCCTCGTATCGCTCTGTCCTGAGACGGCCCATTACAAGAAGAAGAATAACAGTGATCAAAGCACCAAGACCCATATACATCGCAATTTCGCGTTGATCATTCATCGTATTTTTATATCTATGGAGATTTTATTTCAAAATATATAGTAAATGCAACGATCAATTCAAACTGTTATACTGGAATCAATCATCATAGGTATCATGAATGCCACTCTCTTTTGGGGTCTCAAACAATTCAATTTTGTTATTCCACAACAATGGCTTCTTGTCATCTGCGGCGCCCTGATCCATCTCATCTTTGAATACTCAGGGGGGAATGAATGGTGGTGTCGTCAAACTTATAAATGCCCATAGTAGATGAAGAAGATACTTGAAGCTCTCGGAATTGGATCATTGGTGACTGGTGGGTTGACCGCGGGGTTTAATTTAGGTATGTTAATTGGATATATTAAAGACACAAAATTAGGTGAAAGTAAAATTGATAAAATACCTCCGTTTCCAGTATAGATGGACTTAGCACATAAATTACAAAGTGAGTACATACGCTACGCAGCTATAGCAAAGGCGCTCCAAAAATTAAAGTTTGAAGGTCACCACGACGACCAATCGCCATAACTTTTGCTGTATTGAGTTCAATGAGATCGTCTCGTAAATCACTCATAACATCTCTCGTGATTAAGTTTTGTCTCTCGAGATAATTTTTATAAAAACTCCGTTCATCGGGTATGTGATGCCCCTTTGCACGAAGTTCTTCGATTGTGTATTCTCGTAATCTAAATCCAAGTTGTTGCGCCCGCTCTCGCACGGCATCTTTTCGCACACCGGCGGTTATGCGCTGCTTAATTTTCAAATATCTGAGTCTACTCTCTACCTGCTTTATCTCACGAGTGTAACGACCAATAATAGCACCGATTCCCGCAAGTTCAGCTCGTTCAGCTTCATAACGAGGAACTATTTGGAACTCGGCATCATCTTCCGAATCTGAATCACTATCTACAATGGGTCTAGGCACACGAACTCTCGGTAAATGTGCCTCTGGTGAAGTGGGTCGTGGCACGACCTTGTATAAGTTTTTCATATTGTGACACATTTTCAAGTATTCCCCCTCTGGGATTGACTTGGAAATGAGGTCAATAGATTGCATGAGGCTGGTGAGATCTTCCATAATTACAGTTGAATTACACATGACTAGGTCTAACTTAGGTTCACATATCATCAAAATTGTCAATCCATCCAACAATCTTTTCAATTTTTTTTTCAAGTGCCACACGATAAAGATTTCTATAGTGATTTTCAATCATTAAATACGAACGATATAGTTTTTGTAATCCGGTGTTAAAACTTTCACCGGGACAACCTATATCAAAACCATATTCGTCATGGTGCTTTTTAAGAAATTCTGGTGAATATTGTTCTAATACTATCTCATGCATTTGACAATAATGTCTAATAGCGTGATATTTTGTGAATTTAGTTATACGTTTTAAAGGTTTCATACAATTGATTTCACTTTCCAGATACCTTTTCTGATACATGAGGAATTCAATATCACGATCAAGTGATTCACTATAATAACGATCGTAAAAATAGTCTAACGCTGTATCGGTCACACCTTCCATGTAAATCTCGAAGTGTTCGTAATCAACTATGGGGGTCATCTCTTTGACTTCTCTATTTCTGAAAATATTTTGTAGTCGGTTACATATTTCAAGGTAATCCCCCTCCGGTAATTTTACAGAGTTCTCATCTATGATGCGCATTACATGTCGGAGGTCTTCCATTCTTAAACAATAAAGTTATCTTTTGTCTAAGTAACTTTCGTCCAAGCATCCTAGTTCAAAAACTATATTGTCTCTCGCATAATTCAAAACATCTAACTGTTTTTGAAGGTACGCTTTAATTTCCGCCTCTTCATCTATCGCCGCATATCTGATGGACACTGTATTTCCGCGTTCAGTAAAACTACGGTACGCGTTAACTGCTTCAAGATCTTTGTCAACTTGTTTAAGTTCTTGAAGTAGCCATTGGATGTCGTCGTTAATTGGGTCGCCTGTGATCATTTTGTCTTAAATTATAAATAATTAGCTACAACTTAGGTTTCTTCTCTGTAAGATATTCAGATGCCTGTTTGGGTGTTTTACAAATTGTATCGCCGCAGTGATCCCTATTTTGGTAAATAGAATTGATAGATGTTACCATGTCCTCACATGTCTTCAGATTCCAGCGCCCGAGTTTAGGTTTTTCATCTTTCAAAAAAATACTTGCGATTCTTCTAATCATTACTATCATAACTACCCATTTCCTTATCTATATATTCTTCCCATTTATCAATTCTTTCTCTCATCTTCTTTAAAGTCTCTTCTTCACCGTCAGTTTTCAACCTAAAGACAGATTCTAGCGATTCCCGTTTGTATCTCGCTGCGTCACGCTCTTTGTCTATATCCCACGCATCTTCTTCGGGGTCACCAGCTCTCCAATTTTTATTTTCGTTAATACGACGCTGATCGTCTGGATCCCACGCATCTTCACTTTTATGTACACGGGCTGTAACTCGTCTACGATGTGTCTTTAACGAAAATGGTACAATTATTTGGCGAGACAACATACCTATAGTATGGGGTTATACTTTAATTATGTGGGTGGATTTACGTGGAAAACTTCGGTACCGAGTACGTTCAATGGATTCCAACAGACGCGGTGTGTACTGCTTCATCTGATCTTACTGTGTGTTTATTAAGGGTAATAGGCATCGAGGTCTTCTATATGTAATAACCACTTTGAATAAATATGTAGGCGGCACCGGCGCCAGACGCACCCGTATCCTCGAACCGCGCCCCAACTATGGCAGTGTTCCCGTCCGAGGAGATGGAGACGGACCAACCGAACTCGTCGCCCCCCTCTAGATTCGACGCCTGGATCTTCTGTTGTTGGGTCCACGTTGTGCCTGAACGCGTGAAGATGTAGGCGGCACCGGCTCTATCCCCACCCGTATCCTCCAGGTACGCCCCAACTACGGCGATGTTCCCACCCCCAGAGATGGAGACGGAATAACCGAACTGGTCGTTAGCCTCTTTATCCGACGCCTGGATCTTGGCTTGTTGGGTCCACGTTGTGCCTGAACGCGTGAAGATGTAGGCGGCACCGGCGCTAGTCGCACCCGTATCCTCTCCATACGCCCCAACTATGGCGGTATTCCCGTCCGAGGAGATGAAGACGGAATAACCGAACCGGTCCACCTGCTCTTTATCCGACGCCTGGATCTTCTGTTGTTGGGTCCACGTTGTGCCTGAGCGCGTGAAGATGTAGGCGGCACCGGCTAGAACCCCACCCGTACCCTCTCCAGGCGACCCAACTAGGGCGGTATTCCCGTCCGAGGAGATGGAGACGGACCAACCGAAATTGTCGTAAGCCTGTTTATCCGACGCCTGGATCTTGGCTTGTTGGGTCCAAGTCCCACCTGAACGCGTGAAGATGTAGGCGGCGCCGGTGTCACCCGTACCCTCTCCAGTCGCCCCAACTATGGCAGTGTTCCCGTCCCCGGAGATGGAGACGGACCAACCGAACCAGTCGTTAGTCTCTTTATCCGACGCCTGGATCTTGGCTTGTTGGGTCCAAGTCCCACCTGAACGCGTGAAGATGTAGGCGGCACCGGCGTCAGTCGCACCCGTATCCTCCAGGTACGCCCCAACTATGGCGGTATTCCCGTCCGAGGAGATGGAGACGGAATAACCGAACTCGTCCCGCTGCTCTTTATCCGACGCCTGGATCTTCTGTTGTTGGGTCCACGTTGTGCCTGAACGCGTGAAGATGTAGGCGGCACCGGCTCTATCCCCACCCGTATCCTCTCGGGGCACCCCAATTAGGGCGGTATTCCCGTCCCCGGAGATGGAGACGGACCAGCCGAACTCGTCGCTAGCCTCTTTATCCGACGCCTGGATCTTGGCTTGTTCTTTCAAGCCCGTGGTTATTACCTGATTCCTAAAGTCACCCAAACTTATCGCTCCCGTTGTGGGTGAATTTCCACTTAAAAAACGAATACCACGCATCTCAGACATAGCGTGTGGTGCTACGTCATCGACGGTGTCACCGATAAAATTTAAACTCGGTGTCGCACCGACAGACATCTAATATCTATTGATATTTTTTAAGCTCGCATGTTGGAAGATTTCACAATTTCAACTATCCACCTTCTGGGGTGTTACGCTTCTCGATACAGTCAAAGCCCTTTAAATGTTAGTAACTTTCTCGGTTTTGTGTTCGATCGAAGTGCTGTAACCTGACAATCTTAAAGTTCATTCAGATATACTTTTCTTCCATCTTCTTCTTGTATTTATCATACTCATCAGCCTTCTTAAACGCTTTTTCTTCAGTCTTGAAACCTTTAGTGATAAGCGCCTTGTCTTTCATTCGCATAGTAGCGGTTGGGTTTTCAATATTATCTATTTCGCGACCATAATCAACAGATTCAGCTTGAGCTTTGACCATATCATCACCTGTTTTGATCCATTCTTTTTGGAGTCTTTCATATTTCGTTGTTTCGCGCTTGTTCATCTTGGAAGTGATTTTCTTTGGAAGGAGTTTGGGTCCTTTCATATCTACTATATTGTTACATTTTTTCTATCTCTTGACGACACATCTTGTAGAATTTTTCAGAACGCAAAGCTTCATCCACACCATGAAGACATTTGAATTTTGGAGAACATGGGATGAGTGAATGCTTGTCCCAAACCTTTTCCCAAAATACATTTGAAAACCTGTCGATCATAAATTTGTACAACTTGATATCTCTCATAGCCACCCATTCTTTGGTTGCCCATGGTTTTTTAGGCATTCGCCGATATGCGTGTTTAACATTCCGCATACCCAAACAATAATTATTTCCGCGATCGTACCAATCTTTCAAACATCTTTTCAGGTCTTCTTTCGTGATAGAATATCCTACGAGTGTAGATAGAGCATCGTTAGCACGAGATCTACACTCGTCAAATGTGAGATTGTTCATTTTTTTGAAGTGATTATTAAAACTCTATTCCTTATTTGACTTAGGCTTCATGAAAACCAAAAGCTTGCATGAAGAATTTCTTATCGGCGTGACTATCAAAATAGACGCGGAAACCCTTACCAAAGTAAGGCTTTGGGTCATCTAGTTCTTCGGAGTCGGAGTCGGGTTCTGTTTCCGACTCGTAATCCGTACCATCATCGGAATCGGACACTTCGGATTCCGAATCTACCTCACTATCAGATTCTGATTCAGATTCACTCACGGGGTTGAAGTCATCTTCATAATCACTATCATCACCAGATGAATAGTAGTACTCGGTTTTAACAACCACTCTTGGTCGTGGCACCATTGTGTTTATTTCTCCCACGACACAACTCCTTATTTAAGTTTTTAGGGAAAAGATCTTTAGCAACTTTCTTTATAAAAGAACCGAGACCCTCACTCACAATGGAAAATGTGAGATGTTGTCTCATTTGAATATAAAAACACTTGACGACTCTCCATTTCATCTTAACATTACAACTCAGAAAAATTCTAGGCGATCTGCTAATGTTGGGAATGTCTTTCTTTTCCAATCTCTCTCAAGATGATCAAATATTTTTCGGCGACATTCTGAATAACGAAGTCTTTGTGGAAGTGGATACATTTCACAACACTGTCGATCTGGCATCGTAGACCAGTTATCAAAATGTTCATCGTACCAAGTTTGCTTGTCAATATTTTCAAATTCAAACTTTAGAGATTGTACCAATTTATCGTACATATTCTCAAATGTGTCATATTCATCAAGAAGGTTATTCACAACTTTCG